GAGCAGAAGAAGGTTGGGGTTAGGCAGGATTCGGTATGGCCTGCTGAGGCAAGGCAGCAAAGGATAGTTTGGGTTTGGCTGGATTCGGTATGGCGAGCTGAGGCAAGGCAGCAGAGGATGATATAGGAATGCTGAGGCGAGGTCGAGTGGGTCAAGTATATGCGTGGTTAGGCGCGGCAGCATTGGACTGTAATGGCTATGTACGTAGTGTAATGGTGATGCAAGGCAGCATTGTAGAGGATAGTCGAGCTGCGTCGGGTCATGGCAAGGCGAGCGTGGGTACGGCAGTACGGGATAGCACAGGATTGTCGAGCTGCATCGGGTAATGGCAAGGCGAGTAAGGGTACGGCAGTACTGGAGAGCATAGGATTGTTGAGCCGTAGTTGGGCGAGGCAGGGCAGGCGCAGAGCTTGTCCGCCTCCAGCGAGGAGGATAATGTGTGGAAGCAGCAGGATATGACCGAGCGCGCAAGCAGAGCACAGACGCACTTAAGTGTGCTCTCGACGTGGGCGCAGTTCGACATGATAAACCCAGCGCGCGATAATGCCAAGATAGAAAACTGGGCGTATGAGGCGCACAAGATACTTGGCGAGCTGACAACGCCGCGCGTGCTTGAGCCGAAAGAGCTGTTCAGGAAGCATCCGGATGGAGAGCCGATCCTGATAGAGCTGCGCAATGGCGATACCACGTGGACGCTTTACGACTCATACATTGCGGCGCAAGGCTATCTGGTGGTGATGATACCGACCGGCGAGCTCGTGATCCGCAAGAAAAGAGATTACGGCATAAGCTGGCGCGCGTGGACGCTCAGACCATCTGAGGCTGATAAAAAGTCCCTCAAGTGGGATGACGAACCGCTGGAGGATTGAGTGATGGGTACACCTGATATAGCTGCCATACAGCTCGGTCTGAACCACTTCAAATGTGCCAATTGCGGCAAAGAGTTCTATGCGAGGGCGCTCAAGGATGAATACGCGTATACGAGCCGCAACTTCAAGCCAGGCGAACCGGAGATGTACTGCTCGTGGCACTGCCTGCGCGAAGCCGAAAAGAGCATGCCGGAAGTGCGCGGCGTAGCGTACAACAGCAGGAGCCGCGGGCAAACTAAGCATACCCGCACGACATACGTTCGCGGACTGACGTTTGGTGCACTTGTAGCTAAGCCTGGCGTGTGGCGAAACGCGAGGCAGTCGCCGCCAAAGCGCAAGTGCGTGGTAGCCGTAAAGGCTTTTTCGCCCAGATCACATACGCTGACACCTAAAGTAGCCGAGTTCACGCCAGCAGGCCAGATGAGGCGCACGCGCAGCGAGGCGGAAGCTTATACGCCAGTAAATGTCTGGCAGAGCACCAACACTACACCGCGCGAATTTCACAACGTGGTAGAGTGGTACGATACGGAGAACACAGAGGATGATTTGCGCTAAGTGCGGGAGCGAATTCTTTAAGACATGGCAAATCGGCTGGAGCGAATGGGCGTATAAGCTCCGGCGGATCGGCGATTGGAAGTGCCTATACTTTTGCAGCTGGAGCTGCATGAGAGCTTACGAGAAAGAGATTGAGGCAATCGAGGCGACACGACGGCAAGAAAAAGCATTGGAGAGAAGAAAACGTATGGCTGATCATAAACCATTGGATCGAGATATGGTGCTCAGAGTGAAAGAGCTTAGCGCCCAGCACAAGAGCGTGAAAGAAATCGTCGAGGTCACAGGCTTAGGCAAGACGACGATATACAGGATTAAGGCAGGCGAGTGCGACAAGCTGCTGGAGGCTGATGCACCGGCAGTCGCAGAGGAGCAGATGGAGCTTTACCCAATCGTGGATGAAGAAGACACAGCAGCGCCGGAACCGCAGTACATAGCAGAAACAGAGCCAGAGAGCGCAGCCGAGCCGGAAGCAGCCGAAGAAGCGGCCGAGCCGGAAGAGCAGCCTCCAGCGAAAGCGATAGACGTAAGTGTGACGCACATAACGAAGCTGAGCACGCAGCTGCTTGATTTGAGCGTGGAAGGCGCGTACCTGACGCTGGATATAAACGGTGCAGCGACGGGCGATGGCAAATGCCAGAGCTTGGAGCTTGAAGCGAAGTACTTCATGCAGATAGCGCAAGAGCTTGCGGCGATAGCGCAGCAGTATACTGAAGGAGTTTGAACATGCCGGGAACAAGGGTGGGAACGCACGTGTACGTCTGCCCGATGTGTGGCGAAGAGTTCACGCTGCCATGCCGCCAAGATGAGTGGCCGTGGATATTTACACATACTCGAGAGCACCCGAGAAAGGCGGTGTTTTGCGACGCTGAGTGCTTGAAGGCATACGCTGTAGAAAGACGACTGGCGCGTGGCTTGCCTGCTTACAAGGACAGCGACCCAAATGCCAGGATAAGGCGCTGGCAAAATCGGCATCGTGAAGAGTACAATGCTTACCAGCGCGAGTGGAGGCAAAAGCGCCGCGAGCGAATACGCAAGGAGAAGTCAGGCGATGACAGCCAAAGAAGAGGCGGAGGCCAAGCGCCGCGAGAAGGCGCGCAACCTGAGATACAAGAAGCCGGTACTCAAAGAGCTGAATCTTGAAGAGATACGCATAGAGCTTTCCGACATGATGGAGGCGTGCAGCGATGCCGCATATTTCGTAGAGAGCGACGACCAGGACATGCTGTACAACGCTCTGGACGGCGACAGCGACGATGTGGAAGAATTCCGCATGCAGTTCATGACGCTCTCGACTGAGCTGGAGATGTTCAGCGACGATCTGAGCGAGACGTACAACTACCAGCTGGAGGATTACGACTTCGACCTCTTCTTTGTTGGGATAGGCGGAAGGCGCTCCACTGGCAGCGATATATACGGCTATGATGAATTTGAGGGCGATTACTTCGGGCTTGAGAGCAGCTTTGAAAGCGAGGCAGCCGAGAAGGAAGCGGCTGCGAAGCTTATGCGCCTGACTAAAGCCGAACTGATAGACCGCGCGCAGCTGTGCTTCAAGATAGCGTTCAACTTCATAGCGCTGCGCAACCGGTACAGGGACTTGGAAGCGGCGCTGGACATACTGCGAGCGGAAAACCACGGCATCACAGCGACGATCAAAGAGATCGAGAAGGCATACGAAAAGGCCGAGGCGGAAGGCTTCGATGAGTGGTACAAAGCGAGCAAGGACTTCAGCAACCTGATACGGCAGCTGCCGGACAGGGTGTGGATAGAGTGAGTGAATATGTATATACTTACAGCTTCAGGCAAAGCGATAATTGACTTTGACAAATTCGCCAGAGTATTCACGGCGGACATGGGAGACAATGTGCTGGTATCAGTTGCGGCAATATACAATCAGGATCAGATCCAGCCAGTTACCATTGGCAGATACGCCAACATGGCTCAGGCCATCGAGGCAGTGAAGGGCTTATTTGAAGCCATAGAGCAAGGCAAACAGACATACTGGATGCCAGGCGGCGTGCCGGAAATAGTCGGCAAGATACACGACGCGCGCATCAAGCGCAAGGGCGGCACCTGATGAGGCTCGACATGACGCCAGACGCGCGCAGAGCGCTCAACCGCTTGGCCAGGGAGCAGGTCAAACTAGAGTTATACAGAGATATACTGTTTGACCTGAATATCTGCAAGCTGGAGGGCTGGGACTGCTTCGAGTACATCGACGAGCTGATAGAGATGCTCAAGGGCTTGAGAAGGAGAGACAATGCCAAAGACAGTAACGGGCCCGAACGTGAATGAGGCTCAGAAGCGCTTTGTAAAGGTGCTCGACTCGATGACGGGGCGCTACAGCCGCTGGCAGATATGGGGCGACATGATCAAGTGCTACGCCTGCGCGATATCGAACTCTACAGACACCCTGCACAGGGAAGCGCGGGAAGCGGACTACATGCGCATAATCAGCAAGTACGATCAGGACGAGCGCATGAAGATAGCCGAGCTGGGCGCAATACTGGTAGAGTCGATGGAAGAAGACATGGCGCAGGGCAATTACCGCGACTTCCTCGGCGAGCTATTCATGCAGCTGGGGCTCGGCAACAACCTGGGCGGGCAGTTCTTCACGCCATACAGCGTTTGCCAGATGATGGCGCGGCATACCGTCAGCGAGCAGGACGTACTGCGCGAGATAGACGAGCGCGGCTGGACATCGGTATGTGACCCTGCGTGCGGCGCGGGCGCTACGCTGATAGCCGCAATGGAAGTGCTGCGAAATGCCGGTGTCAACTACCAGCAGCGCTGCATGTTCATTGCCCAGGATATAGATCAGACCACGGCGCTCATGTGCTACATACAGCTTTCACTACTGGGCTGCGCCGCGATAGTGCGAGTGGACAACACGCTCACAACGCCGTTCACCGGCAATGCGCTGCTGGGTGGAGATCCGTCGGACAACAACTGGTATTCGCCGATGTTCTTCAGCGATGTGTGGCAGGGCAGGCGCGTGGCGTACATGATGGACAGAGCGATTGAAAGCATGCCGAAAGCGGCGGCAGTCAAGCAGCAAGCGCCATCCGTCGAACAGGCGGCACCTGCCGAGCCAGCGCGCACGGCCACTGAGGAGAGCGCAGAGGAAGCGCCTCCAGCAAAGCCGAAGAAGGCGCAGAAGAAAGCGCCAAAGCAGGATGCGCCGCAGCAACTATCATTCTTTTAGGAGAGCACAATGGCAGACCTTAATACGAATGCAGCCAATCGCAGATATATCTCGACCTGAACGAGGATGACCTGCGCGCAGCTCACAGAAAGTATGTGACTTGAGGAGGCAACATGACCGATTACGAGATGTCAGTGATAAGTAAGGTAGTGAATGGGCTGCGCCATCACGCCTACGAAACGATAACAAGCATGGGGGCATTTATAGAAAGTTTGCCGGATACTGTACTGGACGACACTTTGCCGAACGCACATGAGTCGCAGTGGATCAGCGTTGACGACAGATTACCTGAAGACGGGTTGCTTGGCAAGCTGGTTTATACGCCCGGAAATGGCATAGAGATTTGCAGGCAAACTGCAACGTTAACGCTTAGCAGTGGCAAAAAGGTGATTTCTGCGCACCCGGATCTGATGTCAATTTTGTTTTCGCAGACGAGCGACAGTACAACGCTTGAAGACGTCACGCATATTACACACTGGATGCCGATGCCAAAGCCGCCGCAGGAGGGCACAGCTGACGATGAAGTGGATTAAAGCCGAGAGCAAGCGCTATGGCAAAGGCTACAGCGTAGTCGTATACAGAGCTGATGCCGCGCCAGAGGTAGCGATAGAGAAGCGCAAGATCACATCTGGAATGATAAGTGCGGATAGCTTTGTCGTAGTGCATAAAGGCGAGGTTATCGGACAGCCGACGTTCAAGGCCGCTAAAGAGTATGCAGAACGATTGATTGCTGGAGGAAAAGACAATGGCTGATTGTATGAGCTTCCCTGACGATTGGAGAGAGTTCCTGCGCTTCTATTCATTCAAGGATGAGGAAGAGGTTTACACCAACGGCTCAGAGCTGATACCGGTGTTCCGCGTCGTACAGCTGATCGGACACCTGCTAAGCGAGAAGCCAGCGCGCGTGCTGACGCTCGATGAGGCAATCGGTGCAGAAGTGAATGAGGGCGGACCACTCTACTTCGAGAGTAAGAACGAAAAGCCTATATATGTCGCTGATGCAGTACGCGCAGACGATTACGCTTTTGCTAAGATAGACATTTGGGGCAGGCTTCACAGAAAGTATCTGCTGAGCGAATACGGCAGGTACTGGCGCATGTGGAGCGCCAAGCCGACCGAGGAGCAGCGCGCAGCTGCCAAGTGGGAGGAGTAGCAGTGATTGCGAAGCTGAGACAATATATTAAGCACTGGCTATATATGCGCAAGTATGAGCGCTTCTGCAAGAACAATGGATATCGCTGTCCAGATTGCATCTATCACGATTTCATCTTTGACGGCACGGTGTTCAGAGGGAACAGGTGCAGGTATCCGAAAGAGAATCAGCAGGAGAAGCAATTATGAATGAAAAAGAGCTTAAGCACTGCCCGTTTTGCGGGGGAGAAGCTCGCTCGATAAATATGGGCTGGTCGCATTGGGTCTGGTGCAGCGAGTGCGGAGCGAGAGTGCAAAGCACAAAGTACGCTGAAGAAGGCGATGCCGAAGTGATTGCAAATTGGAACAGGCGTGCAGAACCGGAGACCATAGTCAACAATGGCACGATGACGATAACGATGTGAGGGCTGGAGAATGAAAAAAGCGCATTGCCCGAAGTGCGGGAAAGAGGTATACAACATACCGACGTGTTTTGACAGTAGGTTATTCATACAATGCGACGTTGAGACAGTGATGTACTGGGCGAGCGAGAATGCAGGAACTACAGTGGTTACGCCAAATGGCGAGTGCTTGCAGGCGAAGCTCACAGGGGATATAGACCGAGCGACCGGGATCGGTTATATAGCGCACTTTGAGAGCTGTAAGGCGCAAAACTGAAAAGAGGTGGCACATGGAGAAATTGAAGCCTTGCCCGTTTTGCGGGGAAAAGACACACATCGAGGTGCGCAGAACGTACAGTCCTGACACAGGGGAAGAGGAAGACGCGTGCATAACTTGCGCGGGCTGCCTATCGACATTCAGATACGAGGAAGCCGTTAATGCCGAAGAAGTAGTGGAGCACTGGAACAAACGTGCGGTTCACTTGGACAGGTGGAAGGAAGTCGAAGGTGACTACATCACACCGGGCGGCACTCCTGTGTACGAATGCGCGCAATGCGGGGGCGGGCAGCATCTGCACGGCGTTGAGTACCCGGAACAAGCGCTGGTATGCCCGAAGTGCGGCTCCATCAACCTGTACCCATGGGAGAAAGTGAGATGGCTGGAGGATGAATGACAAACTTAAGCCCTGCCCGTTTTGCGGGGGAAAAGTAGAAATGAAGTCTTTGGGCGGTAACACCTTTTGCGGGCTGTTTTACACGATAGAATGCAAACAATGCCATATCAGTCGCGCAAATCTTGATAAAGATGCCGCAATTACAAGCTGGAACAGACACGCTGAGGCAATAACACAGATAAAAGGGGTAAAAAGTGATGGTTAACTTGAAGCCCTGCCCGTTCTGCGGCGACAGTGAAAATGTCAAGAAGCGCTATATGTTTGCAGAGCATGGCATAGTAACTCTCATACAATGCTTTCATTGCGGCGCGCAATACACGAAAATAGACGCGGGCGTTTGCGAAGAAGATGTGATTAACGGGTGGAATCGCCGCGTCAACGAGGCAAGGCTGCTGACATTAGACGAAGCGCTCACCGCGAGCGGCATTGTATGGTGCGAGTTCAATGACGGCCAGAGCACGTTCATACGCCCGATAGACCTGTATATTGGCGACGATGGAGAAACAGCTGAAGCAGAAGTCGTGGGCAGAGCTGAACTCGCATTGCTGAATTATCGCGACTACGGCGGCACATGGCGCGCATGGTCTGCCGAGCCAAGCAAGGAACTAAGGGAGAGCACACCGTGGGAGCAAAAACAAAGATAGACTGGTGCGACGCCACATGGAATCCGGTCACCGGCTGCTATCACAGCTGCGAGTACTGCTACGCCAGAAAGATAGCCGAGCGTTTTCAAGGGCGGTACAGCTACAATCACGACAATGTATCAGTCAACGAGACTTACGGCGAAGATGGCATAGTAGAGCTCGGCACGCGCTGCTACTATGTTGACCAGGCTGGCAAAGCACTGCCAAGGCCGTACCCGTTCGGCTTCAAGCCTACGCTTCACAGGTACAAACTGGATGAGCCGCAGCGGTGGAAGAAGCCAAAGACCATATTCGTGTGCTCGATGGCTGACCTGTTCGGCGAGTGGGTGCCTGATGAGTGGATAAATGCAGTATTTGAAGCGTGTGAAGCAGCGCCGCAGCACAGATACCTGTTCTTGACCAAGAATCCGAAACGATATGGCGAACTGCTTAGAAAGGGCATTGTACTCCCAAATACGATTGATTGGATGTACGGCTTCACGATGGATGGCGCAAGCAGACTGCCAGATCGCCATCCTCTTGGCTACCGGGTATTCTGCTCGATTGAGCCAATACTGAACAAGCCTGACGAGCTGCTTGATATCATAGAGCTGACAGATTGGTGCATCGTAGGTGCAGAGACAGGCAATCGGCAAGGCAAAGTCGTGCCGGAGCGCAGCTGGATAGACGCCATCGTACAGCGCTGTAGAGAAAAGCAGGTGCCCGTGTTCATGAAAGAGAGCTTGCGCGGGATCATGGGTGACGACTTTGTACAAGAAACCCCGTGGATTTGAGAGGAGGATGCAAAGAACATGTGGATTAAGAACAGGGATGAACTCATAAACGTTGACAAGATAGACTACATAGATATTTACGATGACTCGTTTGTTGGTGAAGATGGTCAGTACATCTGCATATACTTTTTGGCGTTCCACATCGGATCAGAAGAAATACGTTCTCAGAACTACGGCACGCCCGACCGCGCTCAAGAAGTACTTGACGCGCTGTATCTGGCGCTTCACGACAGCAGTTTCAACCACTTCGACATGCCGGAGGCGTAGCAATGTCATTCAATCCATACTGGATAAAGCCAACAGACAAAGTGCTGACGGCTGCGGAAGTAAGGAGCCTTCCGGATGGTACGACGGTGACAATCGTCAGCTCAGATAAGTATGGCGAGATGTGCAAGGGCGATTATCGAGTGCTCATGAGGAACGGCAAGAAAGTACTGTACTCGATGAACCCACACTTTGATGAAGCCATACAGATTAAGGATGCGCCGAACAGGCGATATCTGCTTAAGGTGGAGTGACAATTGATAGACATCAAAGGCTTCTCTGAACGGCTCATAAACGCGATGGGTAACGCGGGCTTAAGCGCGGCGCAGTTAGCGAAAGCGTCTGGAGTAGATCGCGACACTGTGAATCGTTACTGTAACTGGTCTTACACTCACAGGAAGTGGGACAGCATTGCCGTACCTTTGCCGAATGCTGAGCTGCTGCGCCGGATGGCAGAGTGTCTTGGCGTATCGGTCAGATGGCTTATCAGCGGTGAAGGCAGAGAGGTATGGATAAGGGAACTGAATTAGGACGGGTGAAAGAAGGAGAACCACAGCTGAATGGCGACACACTCCGAGAGTGTTTCAAAGGTGAGTGAGAAACGCACAAGATGTAACGGCATCATGGGCGTGCCAATCACTTTCCTCGATAAGTATGACCCAGAGCAATTTATAATCGTTGGAGCAACAGAGAGCGAAGGCAAAGGTTTCTCAAACGGAATCTGGTGCGCTCAAAGCAAGGTCACCCAGCCTGTTGTGCGCGGTGAGCGAAAGTACAAGCGCATATTCATTATGCGAAAAGCGCAGCGCGTTGATGAGAGCGCCAACGGCACTCCTTGTCAGATACATGCAGAGAACGACACATCGGCGCAAAGAAAGGGGCAATAAGTTGGCTGACACAAAAGAGGTAAGCAGGGATTTCAAAGCTCAGAAGACGGCATACAACAACATCGTGTTTCGTTCTGCGACAGAAGCAAAGTGGGCCTTCATATTTGACTCGTGGGGCGTGAAGTGGAATTACGAAGAGAAGTCATATCCTCTGGGTGATGACACGTCGTATAATCCAGACTTCCACCTGTACGGCGTTCACATAGTAGCGCCGCAGAAGGCTTATGTCGGTGACGTGTGGATTGAAGTGAAAGGCGCATATCCAACGGCAGAGGATGCAAAGAAGATCAAAACTTTTGCACAATTCGACTGCCGCGGTTACAACCAAAGAAGGATACTCACA